CTTTAGAATCTGGTGAGTTTTTACCAAAAGAATAGACTTTTGAAAGAGTTTAATATATTTATCATAAAAAATAACATAAAATGGCAGAAACATTAATTTCCCCAGGGGTATTAGCAAGAGAGAATGATCAGTCTCAAATAACCTCACAACCGGTTCAAGCTGGTGCTGCAATTGTAGGACCTACCGTAAAAGGTAGGGTAAATATTCCTACACTAGTTACCACTTACTCTGAATATTTAGCTAATTTTGGTAGTACTTTTGATAGTGGTTCGGATGAATTTACTTTCCTAACTTCTATCTCAGCATACAACTACTTCCAAAACGGAGGTACTTCATTGTTGGTAACTAGAGTTGCTTCAGGTTCATTTAGTGCTGCAACCTCTTCTAAAGCATCAGCAAATGATGGTTTAGTATTCGGTGAACAATCATTTACAGAAAACTCATTTAACCTTACAGGTTCAACACCTGGTACTTTTACAGGTCTTACAGGTACTACTGATGGTAATGGTAGTGGAGCTATATTTACTATTGTATTAACCAACTCAGAATCAATTGATACCATTACTGTAACTTCTACAGGTTCAGGATATGCTGTTGGTGATACTATTACCTTTGCTTCAGGATCAGATTTTGGTTCTAATCAACCAGGTGGTACTGATTTAGTTCTTACTTTAGCATCAGGAAATATCCAACAAACTGGTAATGCTTTTGTATTAGAAACTCTTGGTCAAGGTACTATTATGAATAGTACAGGTCCTGAAGGATCTACAGGTGCTCTTGATAGTGGTTCTGCTGATAATATTAGATGGGAAATTGTAAGTCCAAACACTGATCAAGGTACTTTCTCAGTAGTAATTAGACAAGGTAATGATAGAACAAAATCAAAATCAGTACTTGAAACATTTACTAACGTATCTTTAGATCCTAAAGCTTCTAACTATATTGCTAGAGTAATTGGTGATCAAACCCAAACATTAATGGGTGCTGGTACTGCAGATCCTTATTTACAAACAGTTGGAAATTATCCAAATGCTTCAAGATTTGTAAGAGTTAAAGAAGTTAATTTAAAAACTCCTGATTATTTTGATAATTCAGGTGTTGCTAAGTTAGCATATACTTCTTCTATTCCAACCCCTCAAAGCGGTACATTTGGAGATGCAACTGGTAATATTCTAACAGGAACTGGTAACTACTACGACGATATTAATAACACAAGCACACAAGGTTTAGTAGGTGGTAATTACACAGACGCCTTTAATTTGTTAGCTAATAAAGATGACTTTAGATTTAATGTAATCACAGCTCCTGGTTTGATTTATGATAACGCAGACCACGCTACTCCATTAAATGTGTTAATCGCTAATATTGAGGAAAGAGGAGATGCAATTATTGTAATGGATCTTAAAAACTACGGTGGTACAGTAGTTGGTGCTACAACATCAGCAGCTAGTTTAGATAGTTCATATGCTGCTACTTACTGGCCATGGGTACAAGTTACAGATCCAGATTCAGCTCAATTAGTTTGGGTTCCAGCTTCAACAATGATTCCTGGAGTTTATGCTAATAACGATAGAACTTCAGAAGCATGGTTTGCTCCTGCAGGTATCAACAGAGGTGGTTTAGGAACTGTAAGACAAGCAGAACGTAAATTAACTCAAGCTAACAGAGATACATTATACACTGGTAAAGTAAACCCAATAGCAACATTCCCAGGTAGAGGAGTTGTAGTATTTGGTCAGAAAACGCTTCAAACACAAGCTTCAGCACTTGATCGTGTAAATGTAAGAAGATTGTTAATTGAGCTTAAATCATACATTTCTCAAGTAGCAGATAATTTAGTATTTGAACAAAATTCAGCAGCTACAAGAAACCAATTCTTAAGCCAAGTTAACCCATACTTAGAAAGCGTTCAACAACGTCAAGGATTGTATGCCTTTAAGGTAGTAATGGATAGTAGTAATAACACAGCAGATGTGATCGATAGAAACCAATTGATCGGTGCGATTTATATTCAACCAACTAAAACTGCTGAATTTATTTACTTAGATTTCAACATTTTACCAACAGGAGCTACTTTCCCAGCGTAAGAATTTGAAAAGTTAATATTTATAATTGAATAAAAAATAAACACAAAATAAAATGGCAGTATTAGATCCTAACGAAATATTTTTCACCGCCTTCGAGCCAAAACAGGCGAATAGATTTATCATGTATGTAGACGGAATCCCATCTTACATGATCAAAGAAGTAGGTGAATTAAAAATTGAAAATGGTGAAGTAGTTCTTAACCACATTAACTCTTACCGTAAAGTAAAAGGTAAATCAAAATGGGGAGACTTGTCTATGACATTGTTCGATCCAATTACACCTTCAGGTGCTCAAGCGGTAATGGAATGGGTAAGATTACATCATGAATCAGTAACAGGTAGAGATGGTTACAGTGATTTCTATAAGAAAGACGTAACTATTAACGTATTAGGACCTGTAGGTGATGTAGTATCTGAGTGGATCATTAAAGGAGCATTTATTAAAGATGCAGCATTTACTGGTTACAACTGGGATACTGAAAACCAAGCACAAACAATCGCTATAACATTAGGTATGGATTATTGTGTGTTAAATTTCTAATTAAATTCTGT